GACGGCATACGAGATAGGAGTCCGTCTCGTGGGCTCGGAGATGTGTATAAGAGACAGGTAAGGAGATATAAAAATGGGTAGACGAGGAACAAAACCAACACCAACAAACATTTTAAAATTGCGTGGAAGTTGGCGTGGCGAAATAAATAAAAACGAACCGCAGCCAGAAGCGGTTGCACCTGAAATGCCAACAGGACTTGATGGAATGGCTAAGGATTGTTGGGAGCAACTTGTGCCGATTCTGTCAGATATGAAAGTGCTGACAGTGGCAGATGGAATGGCGTTGTATTTGCTTGCAGAAACCTTTGCAACGTGGCGAAGGGCAGATGACATGATTAAAAAAGACGGTGATGTTTACCCAATAAAAGACAATGATGGCAACGTGAAATACCTGCAACAGTCACCATACGTTTCAATTGCTAGGAACTCTGCAAAGGCGTTGAAAGATTTGTTGTGTGAGTTTGGTTTGACACCATCGGCACGCAGCCGAGTACAGACAACTGGTGACAACCAAAGCAAGAAACAAGATGAACGCATGAAGTATCTTGGTGGATGACAGACAAAGAAATCAGTTTACTGCTTCCTGACTATGACCCAACCGTGCAGTGTTTGGATTCCAAGTTTGATTCGGAGAAGGCAATGCACGCTGTTAATTTCTTTCCTTTGCTGTTACGCCATCACAAAGGTCAATGGAATAATGAGAGATTCGTTTTGAGTGATTGGCAAATATCAATTGTTGCAAACATGTTTGGTTGGATTCGACCAGACGGCACAAGGCGTTACCGTTCAAGCCTGATTGAACTTCCAAGGAAGGCAGGGAAATCGAGCCTTTCCGCAGGACTAGCATTGATGTGTTTGACAAGTGATGAACAAGGCGGTGAAGTTTACACAGCAGCAGCAGACCGTGACCAAGCCAACATTGTGTTCAACATTGCCAAACGGTTTGTTGAATCAGATGAATACTTATCAAAGCATTGCAAGATTTACAGACACGCCATTGTTGTGCCAAGTACAGGTTCAACGATGAAAGCATTGGCATCAGATTCAAGAACGGCACATGGCTTGAATGCAAGTGCAGTTATCTGTGATGAACTTCACGTATGGACAAAGCCCGATGCAAGAGAATTGTACGAAGCGTTGATTACTTCGCAGGGAGCAAGAAAGCAGCCGTTGAACATATCCATTACAACAGCAGGCACAGCAGAACCAACGCTTTGGTTAGACCTTCATAACTATGCACGCAAGGTTCAAGATGGCACGGTTGTTGATTCGTCTTTTCTACCTGCAATTTGGGCAGCAAAGAAGGATGATAAATGGGATGACCCAGAAGTTTGGGCAAAGTGCAATCCATCATTGGGTACAACTGTTGATGTAGAGTTTTACGAACAGGAATGCACCAAAGCCAAAGCACTACCGTCATACCAGAATGCTTTCAGGCGGTTGTATTTAAATCAGCCAACCGAACAACTTAACAGGTTCATTGATATGCAGGCGTGGGATTCATGTGAAGAACCTTACACAGCAGAAGAATTGAAAGGGCGCGAATGTTATGCAGGGCTTGATTTATCGTCAACGCTTGACCTGACTGCATTGGTTTTAGTCTTTCCACGTACAGAAGAAGAAGGTGATGGCTTTGATTTGCTGCCCTATTTCTTTGTTCCAAACGAGAACATCGCAAGAAGGCAGCATGACGATGGCGTGCCTTACATCCAATGGCGTGATGATGGACACTTAATAGCCACCGAAGGTGACGTTGTTGACTATTCTTTTATCAAAAAAAAGGTGTTGGAGTTGCATATCCACTATAACATTAGAGAAGTGATAGTGGATAGATGGTGTGCAACGCAACTGGCAGTGCAACTTGAACAAGAAGGATTGAATGTTGGCTTTTTTGGTCAGGGTTATCGAAGCATGTCAGCACCTTGCAAACATCTAGAAGCAATGGTTATGGGTAAACGATTAAGACATGGCGGACATCCTGTACTAAGATTCTGTGCAAGTGTATGTTCTGCTCAGGAAGATAGCGCAGGAAATATAAAATTATGCAAACGAAAAAGCACGGAACGAATTGATGGACTTGTTGCCACTGTCATGGGAATTGGCAGAGCCAATGCAGCAACAGATAGTGCAGAGAGCGTGTACGAATCACAGGATATGGAGATTCTATAAATGGGATTGATGAAATGGATAGGCAAAGGAAAAGAAAAAGAAACACGCAGCCAACTGACAGATGTTGGTTGGTGGAAAACAGTGTTTGCAGGTGCATCAACTTATTCGGGTGAAACAGTTACACAAGATACGGCATTAAGACAACCTGCCGTGTTTGCTTGTGTCAGGGTAATATCAGAAGATGTGGCATCACTGCCAATTAAAATCTATTCGCGGGTATCAGAAATGGTGCGTGAACCAATAAACACACACCCTGTTGCAAAGTTATTCCACACAGCACCAAACCCTGAAATGACACCGTTCACATTCAAAGAGACTATGACCGCACATGTCTTGTTGTATGGAAATGCGTATGCAGAGATTGAACGCAATGGTGCAGGCGACCCAATTGGCTTATGGATTCTATTGCCTGAAAATATGGCAATTGATATTTCAGATGGCAAGGTTTGGTATGTTTACAACGGACAAACAAGAATAGCAAGTGAAAACATCTTACACATTAAAGGCTTGGGACACGATGGCATTCAGGGATATTCGCCGATTGGTTACGCACGTGAAACAATTGGAATGTCGCAAGCAATGGAAAAGAGTGGCGGAACATTCTTTGCAAACAGCAGCAGACCATCAGGCGTATTGTCACACCCTGCTAAACTTTCCGAAGATGCTGCCAAGCGTTTACGTCAAGGGTGGGATGGAATGTATTCAGGGTCTGGCAACCTTGGAAAAACTGCAATTTTAGAAGAATCAATGTCGTGGCAGTCGTTAAGTATTCCGCATTCAGATGCACAATGGTTGGAAGCAAGAGCGTATGCACTGCAAGATATTTGCAGGATATACAGAATGCCACCGCACATGATTCAAGATTTATCAAGGGCAACATATTCAAACATTGAAAGCCAACAAATCCAATACATGCAAGGCACGTTGATGCCTTGGCTGCGTAGATGGGAAGAAGAAATAAGCAGGAAGTTGTTGGGTGTTGATGACAAAAGTATTTATGCAGAGTTTCTTGCAGAAGAAGCGTTGCGTGGTAACACGATTGACAGATACGCTGCATACAGGACTGCACGTGAATCAGGTTGGCTTTCAATCAATGAAATCCGCAAGCGTGAAAACCTTAATACCATTGGCGAACAAGGCGATAAATACATAATGCCTTTGAACTTTGCAGACGTTGGTTCAGAACTCGAAGAAGAATTAATTGAAGATGAAGTGCGTGAACAACCTAAGCCACCAGATGATTGGTTGGTGGATTCTGTACGCAGGGCAGTTGCGATAGTACGCAACGCATCCAATCGAAATGCCAACAAAGAAGGTGCAGAAGATTGGAATACATTTGTGCAAGGTGATGAATCATTATGCAAAAAAGTTGAATCAATACTTGAACCGTGCTGCCGTAGCATGGGAGTTAATGAAAAAGAAGTTGGCAATGAACTCGTCAACACTTGGAAGTCTGCTGTGGCAAATGCCGATACACCAACATTGCGTGTTGAAGCCTGTGACAATTGGGCAAAGAGTTTTTTGAATAGTGACAGTGCCACGGTACTTGTCCAAAGGAGCAACAAGCATGAGTAACGAAAAAGAAATACGAATTAGCACAGCAGTGCAATTAGAAGTGCGTGATGAAAACGAAACAGAAGAAACAGCACCTAAGATTGTTGGTTATCCTGTTGTGTTTGATTCTTTGTCCAATGATTTGGGTGGGTTTGTTGAGAAGGTTGAACGTGGTGCGTTTGCTGAATCACTTGCAAATGGCGATGAAGTCCATGCACTGTTCAACCATGATGATGATAAGGTGCTTGGCAGATTAGGTTCAGGCACGTTGAAACTGTGGGAAGATATCCACGGATTACGTATGGAACTTGACCCGCCCAACACAACACTTGGCAACGATGTTGTTGAATTGTTACGGCGTGGTGATTTGGTCAGCATGTCATTTGGTTTCTTCGATGTAACAGATACGTGGTCAATGGTGGATGGCGAAGATGTACGCACAATAAATACTGCAAGACTTTTTGATGTGAGCATCGTTACGAATCCTGCTTATTCTGCTGCATCCGTTGGCGTTCGTGCAGAACCTGCACTGCGTTCTTTGGAAGCACACAAGGCACAAGAAGTAATTGATAACACAGATTTCAACTCAATTGGCGAAACATCAAAACTGCAATTCCGATTGCGGATTGCGGAACAAGAATAATGAGTTACAAAACAAAATTGAAAATCTTAGAACTCAGCACAATGTTTACAATGGCAATGCTAACTGGTGGCATTGTCTTTGCTGTTTGTAGGTTATCGCACTAATGCTGTATTGGGCAAGATTATGGGTAATTTTAAGACCAACCCCAACAGCAATTGCGTTGATTTACTTGTTGCTACTATAACAATAATGGAAGTCCGTTGACTTTACACACACAGAATTGCCGTTGCAATTATCACAGGAACTTGGAACTAAAAAGAAAGAGGACATCCAATATGTCACAAACAAAAGAAATGCGTGAACAACGCTGCAAACTTATCGCAGATGCACGCACAATAATGGACAGCACAGAAACACTTGATGCTGAACAACGCTCGGCAGTTGATGCAATGCTCAATGATTCAGATACTTTGAAAAAAGATATCGACAGAATTGAACACATTGATGCTGAAGAACGAAAACTAAAAGAATCAGCAGGCAAAGTTGCAGAACTTTCACTTGCTGAACCAACAGTTGAAGAACGTGCAACAGGTATTCATACCAAAGAATACCGTGATGCTTTTATGTCTTATCTTCGCAACGGTACAGCAAGAATGTCAAATGCTGAACAACGTGTGATGGTTGAAGGCACAAACACAGCAGGCGGTTTTGCTGCTCCAATGTTTGCATTCGGTCAAGCAACTTTGCAAGACATGATTATTGAAACAATGGATTCTTCGCAGAACTTCACACAGTACGCAACCGAGATGCAAGTTGGTGGACAAATTACTGTTCCTGTTCAAAATGCAGTTGGAACTGCTGCATGGACTACCGAAAATGCTGCCTACAACGATTCAGATACTACGTTCACTCAGTTGGTGTTCAGCCCATACAAGGCAACTCGAATCCTTACGATTTCGCAGGAATTACTTTCTGATGCATACGTAAACATGGAAAGTTTCTTGGCAGGCATGTTCGGGAGAAGTTTTGCGACTTTGCTCAATACGGCTTTCATTTCTGGAGCATCTGCATCCACGACTTCACCAAGCGGTGTAATGAATGATTGCGATAATGGAAAGACAACCGCAACATCTGGTGTAATTGTTTGGTCAGAAATCAATGATTTATTTTATTCGTTGAAGGAATCATATCGTGCAAACGGCACTTGGCTTTTCAACTCTGCAACTGCAAGTTATTTACGCAATCTAAACACAGGCACAGGCGGTTCATACATTTGGCAACCAAATGCACTTGTTGGTGAAGCAGATACGCTACTTGGCAGACCAGTTGCAATCAATGATGCGTGCGATGATTATGATGCAGGTGTTGGTGCAAGACCAGTATTATTTGGCGATTTGTCATACTACTGGATTACATACCAAAACGGTATGAACTTCCAACGATTAGATGAATTGTATGCTGCATCAGGAAATGTTGGACTGAAAGCAGACGTTCGCGTTGATGGTCAACTTACATCAAGCGAAGCAGTTAAAGCAATTACATCCAGTTAATGGATTGAACGGCTACAACGGGCAGGTGAACAACTGTGTTTGCCTGCCCAACCGTAGCAGGAGAATTGAATAATGAAATACGAATGTGTTAAAAACGGCATGGCAAAAGATGGACGGCACATAACTGCGGGAAGAGTCATTGAACTTGACCCTGAATATGCAGAGCATTTACTTTCAAAAGGTTTGGTTGTTGCCAAAGGTTCATCAAGCAAGAAAAAACAAAGAGCAGTTACAAAACCACATGACCTTGAACAAGCAGTTGAAGAAGAATAATGGTTTATCAATCCCCATATTCCTATGAGCGTTTCCACGTAAGCACCCCAAGCACAGAGTGTTCATCAACAACAGCAGACTTGAAAAGTTGGTTGCGTATTGACACCAGTGATGAAGATACTGAAATTGCTTATATCGGAATGGCGTGTCAAAACCTGCTTGAAGATTTGACGAACACAACTATGTTGCAGCAAACAATGAAAGTGTACTTCAATGGCTTCCCGCCCGAAGGCACACCAATGCGATTGCCAAGACCACCACTCATTAGCGTTACAAGTATCAAGTACGTGGACAGCGATGGCACGCAACAAACGTGGTCAAACTCGTTGTATGAGGTAAGTACGCTTGGCAAAATGCCTGCGGAAATACTGCCAATTGAAAGTGAGTCATACCCAACCACAGGCCT